GATCAGATTTTGTGAGGCAATTACCGATGCGTTGGTATTTTTAGCTACGTTTGCTTCTGCCACAGCCAATGCATAATCTGACCTTGCAGCTTCCGCTGCCGCAACCGCCTTTCTTTGAGATTGGGTTGCTGAATAAAGCTGCGCATCCGCCAGTGCGATTGTTTCCTTTTTTATAGAAACAAGTTTAGTGATAGAGTCACTTACACCAGTAGCAATACCTCCAAAATATTTCGCTACGCCAACTCCTGCCAGCACCGCCCCGGCAGCGGCAACGTTATCAATATTGTTAGCGAGGCCATTCAGGACACCTGCTAAAGCTGCGGAAGCACCTGTAGCGTCATTGGCACCACCCACCCACGCCATAAAAGCATTCTCTACTTTCTGTGCAGATCCGCTGATACTGGCCGGAAGGGTGTCGAATTCTTTACGAAGCTGCGCCACATTGGTCAGCAGCGGCACTATTCGATCTGTGGTCAGCTCACCATTATTCGCCATATTACGCAGACCGCCGACAGTAGTATTAAGACTATCGGCCAGAAATTTGGCGAGACGCCCGCCACTTTCCATGATCGCGTTAAACTCCTCACCACGCAGTACGCCAGAACCAAGTGCCTGACTGAGCTGCGTAATGACGGAACTGGCTTCTTCCGTGCTGGCGCCGGACAACTTGAGGGAGGTCGCCACGGTTTCGGTGACGTTTGCCACGTCCGCAGATGCATAGCCAGCGTCACGCAGGGACTGTGCGATTCTGCTGTAGAGGTTGGCGTTTGCCTCAAATGAGGTTCCGGTCCGCTGACTGATAGACATCAGCGACTGTTGCGCCGTGGTAAAGTCCTGTGCCGAGGAGGAAGCGAGGCGCAGACGGCCATTCAGCTGGTTCCAGGTATCGGCATAATGAATAAGCTGTCCGGTAGCAAACGCCCCGGCAAACGCGCCAGCCATACCTGCTGCAGATGCCCGAACCGAAGCAAGCTGTGCATTGAGCTCACCCAAAGAACGCTGCGTTTCACGGGTGGCAGATGCAGCGCGACGTCCACCCTGCTCCATGGTTTTGTAATAATCTGAACCCATGCGGGATGCGCGGGAAATCTCTGATTGAAAAGATTGAGAATTCGCAGAGATCTTGATTATTAATTCACGCAGAGTTGCCATATTTGACCTATAAAAAAACCCGCCGTAGCGGGTTTATCTTTTTAAAAAGTTTATTTACAGAACAACCTGAATTTTTCTAATGCAGAATAATCGTCATCGGAAGCTATTACAACGGCACCATGGTCTTTCAACTTTCCATCCTCGGTATCTATATATACATAATAAGGCTTTTTACCAGTGTATGCACCGAAGGAGTTTTTAGCATTAACGAGACCACAGACGTATCCGTCCATTTCACCGACCGCATGAAATGAACTGTCAAATTTTGCGCTGTCTGGATCTTTAAGTGTATTCCGAGCTAAGTTCTCACCAATTTTTATGAAGTCTTTATCAGTGGGCTTGCAGCCTATGAGGGCTACTCCGCAAATAAAAACAAAAATTAACCGCCTCATTGTTCCCCCTTATGATTTACCACATAAAGGTTATCAGGGATCGGGGTTTATACATACCCAGAAGATAGAGCAATTTTAGTACGCCTACCCTGCCAGCGCCGCAAAAAACCCTTCCAGCCCGGCACTGCTCTCTTCCTGTTCGGGCGCATTCCACTGGAGGATCACATCATCCATGCTTACCTTAGCGCCCTGCGAGTTGAGTACCGCGGCGGAAATTTGCGCCGCCTGAATATCGCCGCGACGATCGCTGATGGGGTTGATGCGGTCAAACTCGATCCACATGCGCAGCTCCCTGGCCGTCAGGGTTTGCTTCAGTTCATCAAGCGTGCGCCCCAGACGGAGCGCCAGCGTCATCAGGAAGAACGTGCCGGGCTGGCTTACGGCTTTTCCACTTCGGCGGCCGAGGTAGTCAGATCGAGCGCCTGCTTAAGAAGACGGGCGTGCACCGGGCCATAAAACAGCTCCACCTGAGGCTTGTCTTCTTCAGAAAAGACCTGCGAGCCATCTTCTTCAAGAAGCACATCAATAAACAACACGACGTCAGCGCTCTTGTTACGCAGCGCACGCTCTGCAGCCGTCAGTTCGTCCGTTTCACCATCTGTCTGTTTAGGGTTAAGCACCTGCTGCCATTCCAGCCAGGCCTGAGCGGAAGGCTCACGCAGTTTTACCGTGGCGTTTTCCCACTCCGGAACGGTGACGGTTTTTGTGCGAAAGCCTGCCATAGGTGCCAACGCGAGCGAGCGAAGTGAACTCTGTGAAACCTGTTTTCCCATTTCATTTTTTCTCAGTTTGTAATCAGGAATAGCGGCTTTCGCCGCTGTTATTAACCTGCAGAAGGTGCCGGAACGATCGGGACGGGCTTACCTTTGATGCGCAGCGTAAACGATGCGGTCACCACCCCGGCAGTGCCCAGGCTCCAGCTGTTCTGACGAACTTCAGCCAGGAATGCATAACCGTTGCCGGATGGGAAGATCACCTGAAAAGCGTGCAACGCATCAGTGTCGTAAGCGGTGCGTAATGTGTTCTGCCCCTCTTCATCAGCAGACCAGTTCCCGGAAACCGTCATTTCACCTGGCGCAGCCAGGCCATTCGTCATCTCCTGCTCGGTGGAGCAAAGGGTGGTGGTGTCGATATCCGATTTCTGCCCGCCGGTATAGCTGAGTTCTTTGGTCGAACAGTTAATGGACTGCCAGGTCGCACCGGTGGGATTAGGCACCGTTGCCGGATCGGCGGAAACGTTAATTTTCGTTCCCTGCGTTTTTTCGTACTTTGAGGACATAGAGAGCTCCGGATATAAAAAAAGCCGCCCGGAGGCGGCAGAGTGGATTATTGCCAGATCTGAACTTCCAGCGTGGCGCGGTACAGCGCAGTATCAGGCTCGTATGCGTTAATCTCGTTCAGACCAACAGGATGCAGATCAGTAAGAGCTGATTTAACCTGCTCGCGCAGCGTGCGGGCGTCGTCAATCGAACTGGCCCAGGCATCCACCTGAACCGTGCAGGCGGTTTCTGCCGGTCCGCATAAAACATCTTCGCTGGCAGACGAGGGCAGAAGGAAAACCACCCACGGGGCTGCTGTGCCCTGCGGGGCGACAAACGGGAAAACATTGCCGCCTGCCAGTGCACCGAGTCGCGCGTAGATATCAGCCTCCGTCATTTCGCCAGCACCTCATCGATCGCCTGATTCATTCGCCGAATAGCCACCTGCGTAGCCTCTTCCTGACGGGTATCGAAGGCCGGACGCACAAAAGGGTGCGCCGGCATAGCTGATGTACCAAGCTCAACAAAGCGCCAGTAAAAGGCGTTACGCGGGTCAGAAGCTTTCATGCTGTTATCGCTGTTGTTGGTGCGCATATTGCGCCCGCGAATATGGACACCAGAGGAAATTTCACCGCGGCGGCGCCCTTTCTGGGTTACCACCACGACGTTTTTTTTCAGCTTTCCGGTTCGTACCGGGGCGCGCTTTTCCACCTCCTCTTTCAGAACCTCAGCACCGGCGCGGGTGGCATCACGCAAGACCTTGTTATTTTCCGCCCGGCTGAGCGTCTCCAGATCCTTCGCGATATCGGCCAGACCGGAAAAATCAAGACTCGTTGAAATCACTGTTTCACCCCCTTCTCGCAAAGCAATTCGAGCCTGGTGCCGTTCTCTGCTGAGATAGCCGACTTGATGTCATATATCTCACCGCCTCCGGTAGGCGGAAGATGAACGGCTCGCCATCCCGTGGTTACGGGAATGCCTGGATAACGACGCATCCAGATCCGGGTTGTGGTGCTGCTCAACTCTGCGCCGCCGTCCATCATCTCCCGGCCCGATACATCCGCGACTTCTGCCCGAACCGAAGCAACATCCACCCAGCCGGTTGCAGGCTGTCCGGACGGTAATCGCCCGGTTGCCGGTTTCTGAAGGATTACCCTGTGCCGCAGACGTCCCGCTTTCATAGGCCATAAATCCGGTAGGGTTGAAGGAGTGCTTCAGTAGAGAAAGCCAGCGCAGATGTCGTGCTGCCGGTGCTGACCGTTTCACGGTTGGTGTACCAGTGGGCAATCAGCATCAACATAGCCATTTCGACATCCTCGCCATAAAGCAGCGCGTCTGGATCGGCCATATAAAGCGGATCATCCGCCTTTTCATAAAGCCGGCGGCGGGTCCACGTTTCCACATACCGCGCAGCCGCCTTTATGCTGTTTTCGATCCAGTTGTCGTCCTCTGTAAAATCCGGCTCGATATTGCAGTGGTGCTTAACCTGCTCTTTGGTCAGCATGTGCGCCCCTTATTTGGCCTTGCCCTTTCCTTTCGGCTCAGGGTCTTTTTCCGGATCCGGCTTTTTGCCAGGCTCCTGAGCATAACCGCGCGCAACAAGATCACGACCGTGTTGCTCCAGCGTCTCGAACTCGGTGCCTTCGGTCAGCACGTTGCCTTCAAAGTAGATAGGCTTGATAGCGATCAGCTTCATGGCTGTCTCCTTAACGGAAAAAAGAAAAGCGGCCCGGGGGCCGCTGTTAAGAATTACGCACCGCCACCCGCAGCCGGCGCAGTGAAGGAACCGTAGATAAACGCCTCAGGGCGCTTCACGGCCAGCGCCAGGCGCTCTTCGCAGCGAATCGAGATCATGTTTTTCTCGAAGTCGTCGGCGTTCTCGGTGGAGATTACAACGTTGGCATCTTCACGATCGAACAGCTGCGCTGCGGCGTTAAATGCACCGGTCAGGAACTTGCCCTGGAATGCCGCGGCCTCGGTCGCGACCACCGGCAGACCCCAGAGTGTCGGGCCGGTCAGCGCCGCCGGGTTCGCCAGGATGTAGCGTCCCAGGGTGTCTTTGGTGAGTTCAATCTTCGCCCAGTCGATGAAGTGCAGAACATGGCCGGACGCCGGGAAGCGAGCCAGCTGCGCCTGAAGCATTGCGAGACGCAGATCATCAATACCGTTCTGCTGCTCAACGGTGAAAGCAGCAGCGAAAGCGGAGGCCTGCGGCACGATACCTTTCAGATGCGCGCCGGTACCATCACCGAACAGGATCTCCTGTTCTTCCACGTACTTCAGACCGTAACGCATTTCTGCGTCAATCGTGGACTGCAGCTGCGCGAAGTCGTCCAGGATTTGCTTGGACGCTTTGAACATGTGCGCGATGGTGGTGACCGGCGTGATCTGCGTGGCGAACTGGATATCGCTGTACGGCTTGGCGGTACCTTCCGGTACCACTTTTGCCGCATTGGTGAATCCGGTCTGCTGCACCCAGAAGATAGCCGGTGCGGAGGTGCGGCCGGGCGCAATCAGGTCGCGAATGAACAGGCGCTGTTTCGGGGCGGTGTCGATGCCCGGCAGACGCTGCGGCTCCACCACGCCTGTTGCCACGTCAGTTGAAATCAGCGCAGCGTTCACCGGCACGCTGACGCGCTTACCACCTTCAACACTTGCCGCAAATGCTTTCAGTGCTTCGCTGTTGATGACGGTCTGGCCGACGGTTTCCACCACTTTTGCGGCGTTTGCCAGCGGCATCTGGGCGACCTGCTGTTCGAGCTCACCGAGCGCCGCCTTAAGCGTCTTTTCCGCCTCTTTCAGGGCGTTGAATTCCGACGCCATTTTGTCGACGGTTTCTTTGGTTTCCGCCGACAATTTGCCGGTTTTCTGGGCTTCTTTCAGCGCCTCTTCTGCTTTGGCGTTGAATTTGCCGGTCGCTTCTTCAATACTGGCGCTAACCTTTTTCAGAATCTCGTTTACTTCAGACATAACATCTCCGTATTTACTGGGCAGCCGCTGTCAATCCGCTCAGCGCGGCTTCCAGACGGTCAATGGTTTCTTTATGGATGGTGGCAGCGCTCGGCGTACCGTCAGGACTGGCAGCAGCGCCCGGCGTGCTGCCTGATAAGGCTTTAAGAAGTTTTCGCCGTTCAGAGCGTGGCGTATTCGCTTTCGCCAGCAGCGCATCGAGTTTACGCAGCGCTGCGGCGGGGCTTTCATCGTCGTCAGCGATTTCGTCGGCAGAAAGCAGACTGTCAGCAAAGCCCTTTTCTACGGCTTCGCTGCCGCCGATATAAGTTTCACCGTCCATCATCCTGTCGACGGTTTCCGCGTCGAGACCGCTGCGCGCCTGATAGATATCGCTCATGGCTTTATCAAACGGCGCCATGTCGGCGGCAATCTGCGCCAGGTCGTGACGGTTGCCCATCGCGTAAACCCAGCAGTTATGGATCATCAGGAAAGCGCCGCGGCCAATCTGCACGTCGTCACCCGCCATTGCGATAATCGATGCGGCCGACGCCGCCAGACCCAATACCTTTACAGTGACTTTGCCTTCGTACTCGCGCAGCAGGTTATAAATCGCCAGGCCTTCGAACATATCGCCGCCCGGGCTGTTGATGTTGACTGTAACGTCTGCGCCATTAAGCGAACGAAGCGCACCGGCGATACGGCTCGCGGTGACGCCCTCGCCCCAGTAATCTGCGCCTATAACATCAAAAATCGAGATACTGTTATCGCCGTCGCGCGCCGCACGGATGCTCCCGTTCCAGCGCTCCATTGCCGCAGCGGGAAGGTCTGGTTTTTCGCGCGCAAAAGGTCGCCCCTCCGGCGCCGCCGGAAGGCTTTTAATGGTCATGGATGCTCCTAAGCCGCCTGTTTCAGCGGGGACTGTTCGAAGGGAATATCGGGGAAAACGTGACTGTGAAGCTGACGAAGCGCGGCGGCCTGCGCTGCCGGGCTGTTCTTTTTAAGGTCCTCAAGCGGCGTCAGGTTCAGCTGCACCGTGTAAATATCTCCACCCTCAATGGGAGGCAGATTTTCCAGCCGACGCACATCATTGCGTGACATCCAGCCGTTCTGCAGCGCGCTGGTATAGTAGGCGGCGCGTCCTGCGCTGTCGGCACGAAGCAGCCCTTCGACAGAAAACTCGGCAAAGATGTCCTCTTCACCGTTCAGCAGGCAGCGGGAAATCTCCTGCTCAATATTGACCAGCAAAGGGCGCAGCGTGTGGGTCAGAAACTGCAGGTTCATCCCCTCCAGGCTTGATGCCCAGCTGCTCTGCTTAGAGGTATGCCCGACCATAAACGGCGGCACCCGGAACCAGCGGCAGATTTCCTCAATGCCAAAAGAGCGCGTCTCCAGCATCTGGGCCGCTTCCGGATTCATCGTGACGTTCTGATATTTCAGACCGCCTTCAAGCACCATGATTTTCCCGGCATTCTTTGAACTGGTGAACTGTGCCATGTAACTGCGCAGCCGTTCGCGTTGCTCTTTATCCAGCGGCATATCTGCTGAGAGAAAACCCGAACTCTGCAGGCCGTTCTCAAATATTTTGGCCGCCGACTCCTCGACCGCCATTGCGGCACCGATCACATCGCGTCCGGAACTCAGCGGCATCATGCCGCAGACCCCGTCAAGACCGAAGCCGCGAATGTGCATCAGGTTCTTTTCCGCAATGACACGCGCCGTACCGTTCTCGGTGTAGGTGTACTCAAGCCGGCCGGTATCGAGGCGTTTTACCACCATGTTCTGGGGAAGCAACGGCACCAGCGAGACCAGTTTGTTGCCGATAAACAGCTTCTCCACGAAGGCGTTTCCACGAAGACAGATACTCGCCACCAGCATCAGCATAAACCGCGATGGTGTCATCTCCAGATTCGGACGGCGACAAAGTACCTGGTAAACCTGATTCTGTTGGGCCAGCCTGCGCGAGCCGTCAGGCTGCCGCTCGTAAATCTTCAGCGGTAGCGTTGATATTGACTCGCTCAGCAACCGGACGCAGGCCCAGACAGCTGACAGCTGGATAGCCTTATCCGCGGTGACCACCTTCCCGCTGCTGCTCGTAACGTACCACTCCTGCCAGAACGTCCCGGTAGTCAGGCTGATGGGCACGCCCAGCCAGTTGAGCAAGGCGCTTTTCACCCTGCCCGGCTGCTTATTTTTCTTCATCAGAAACCTACCATGATGGGATTATCAAAGAAGCCGCTCAGATCCTGCTGGTCATTGCCACCGTTAACGAGCAGACGACTCATCGCGGTGAACAGCGCAGCCGGACCATCAATCTTGGCCTCAGGTGTCGATTTGTTGGGAAAGATGTTGTCGTTACGATCCGGCTTCACCGTGACGTTCGACATCATCCAGTTCATCACGGGGTGATTGCTGTGGTGAAACCGGCCGCCGTAAACCAGCGCCTCAACCTCTTTCATGGCCTCGGAGAAATTGCGCACCGTCTGCGGCACTTCCACAAGGGGTAAACCCTCTTCAGCAAGCGCCAGACTGAACTGCGTCGCGCTCCACGGATCGAAGCCTATTTCTTTTAGACTTTCCCCGCTGACCCACTGCTGCAGCTCTTCTTTGATCTGCGCATGATCGATAACGTCGCCATCCGTCAGGATAAGTTTGTCGAGCTCAGCCCATTTCCGGTAGAGCTCGGCCATCTGCCGCGAACATTTTTCCAGCCGCCCCTCGGGCAGCCAGAATTTAAAGTCGGCGTGAACGTGACCATCAGGCGATCGCCAGGCTTTTACCGCAGCACAGATATCAATTTTGTTCGCCAGGTCGACGCCGACCCACAGCGGGTAAGTTTTCAGCTCATGCGCCGGCGCGATAAATTCGCATTTTTCCCACTTCAGCATGTCCATCCAGGAGGACTCCGCCGTCACCCAGATATTCATATGTTTAGTGAAGAAATTAACGCGTGCTGATACCTGCTCTTTTGCTTTCTTCGCAAGGCGGCGTAAATCGTCCCAGCGCTTGCAGATCCCCAATCCGGGATTCGCCTTTTGCCAGACCGTTTCGTCGAACGGATCGTCGCCGTCGTCCAGCGTGTAGATGATGGCGAAAAAGGTATCGTCCTTAACGGCACCTTCCACCTCACTGTTAAAACCGCGCAGCACCTTAATGGCGTAATCGCGCAACTCGTAGCAGATGCCTTCTTTGTTAAAGCCCGCAGTGGTGATACCAAACAGCAGGGACTGCAGGCGCGCACCGGTCGCCGTCTCCAGAACGTCCCATACGTCACGGGTTTTATGAGCGTGCAGCTCGTCAACAATGCCGCAGTGAATATTCAGGCCGTCCAGGTTGTTAGCGTCACTGGAAAGCGGCTCAAATTTAGAGGCACTTTGCTCCTGATAGATAGCCAGCTTGTTGAACTCGAACAGGCGCCCAAGCGTCGATTTCGCTTTTTTCACCATATTTTTGGCATCTTCGAAAACGATGCGCGCCTGATCGCGGGTTGTGGCCGCAGAGTAGACCTCGGCCCCACCTTCGCCATCCGCGCCCGTCATGTACAGGCCAACCCCGGAAGAGAGTGTGGATTTGGCGTTCTTACGCGCCACCTCGTTGTAAGCAGTACGGAACCGCCGCACCATTACCGGGCGGCCGCTGCCATCATTCCGCAGCACCACCCCGCCGGTTTCCTCATCAACCAGCGGAATAACGAAACCGTAAATATTGATAAGGATGAAAACATGCCAGTCCATCAGGGCGATCGGCTGCCCGGCCTGGGCGCCTTTCACATGCGGGATGAACTTATAAAAATTCAGGATGTGCTGGGCGCGGGGCTCGCTGAAAAAAATACCCCGCGCCTCGCCGTTTTGCAGATCGTCCAGAAAACGCTGGCAGGCCAGCCGGACATATTCACAGGCAATAATCTCCCCCGCCACGACGCGCTCGGCGTAGCGAATACCATCGGCAACCTTAGCCATTAATCCCTCGCTTTCATGAACTCAGCCAGCGGATCAACCGCGTCCGGCGTTTTGGCGCTGACCTTCGACCGGCTGGCTGGCGTCATCCCAAATTCTGCCAGCATGGCGCGCAGCCGCTTCCACGCATCTGCCTTCATCATTGCTGCCGGATGCGCCTTAATCAGTACATCCCCCGTCTGCGTTTCAGTGCGGTATGTATACCCCTCGATTTCCAGCGTATCGCAGTGGTGGCGGTAGTCGGTATAAGCCTCAACCAGTAATTCGAGCGCGCGGGCGTCCAGCTGGGAAATGACGCCAACGGCATCCAGCTCTTCGGCCATTCGCTTAAACCAGTACTTCGCCTGTTTGTCGAAATGCTTTGGAGTTGGGGGTACCCCTGCAGGGGGTTGTGGCTCGTTTTTATTGATC